CCCCCCCCCCGCCACCGAAGCCAAGAAGCAGGCAGAGGGCGAGAAAGCAGCTAAATCGGCACAGGATAAGGCTGCCGCTGCCATTGCACAGGCAACGGGCGAACCGACACCTCTCGCCGTTGAGGCTACCGATAAAGCCCCCGCTGGTGTAGACCCAGAGACAGGGGAGATTAAAAACAGCGAACAGACGAAAGAACAAAAGAAAACAACAACCAAAAAACAATAGAAATTATGGGAATTAACGAAATCATCGAAAAGCAAGTAAAGACTTGGCAAGAGAAGGACAACCAGAAGCGCAGTGTTATCGTGATAGCTACAGAAGATTTGGCTGATAACGAAACGGCTTTAGTAATGGGAATTATGGGTAAGGCGTTCAATCTGAAATTAGCTATTGCAAAAGCATTGAATGCTGACGAGCGATTACCTAAACTATTAGACGATGGCGTAAAGTTTGCCTTCGTTGAGCGTATTCTAAGCGATAACACAAAGAAAGAGGAGGAGACAAAATGAGCAATACTATCATTCGTCCAAAGGACAGAACAGAATGGTTAAAATATAGAGAGAGTGGTATAGGGAGCAGTGAGGTTGCAACGATTGTTGGGCTAAACCCGTGGGAAACTCCTTATCAGTTATGGAGACGCAAGGTCGGTCTCGACGCTCCGAAGCAGGAAAACTTCGCAATGAAAGCGGGGCATTACCTCGAAGATGCAGTAGCGCAGTTTTGGCATGACGAGACGGGACAGGACATTATCAAATCCTCCGCGGGGGATTGGTTGATAGTGAATGACGAGCGCCCGTATATGCGTGTCAGCCCAGACCGCACCTATTGGCTTGCGGATATGCCGCATAACAACGCCAACAAGGGTATACTGGAATGCAAGACCACCCAAATGAGTATTGATGCGGACGATATTCCAAAGCATTGGTTCTGCCAAGTTCAATATCAGTTGGGAGTAGCCGAATTGGAACAGGGCTCGCTGGCTTGGCTCTGCTCGGGCAGAGAGTTTGGTTATAAAAACCTTGCGCTCGTTTCCGACTTCTTCGCTTGGCTTGTTGAGGAGGTAGAGAAGTTTTGGCTTGATAACATTCAGGGCAAGCAAGAGCCTACTACTGCCAATGTACAGGACATCCTGCTGAAATACAACCGCCATACGGACGGTAAGATTGTTGAGGTAAACGACGATATTTTCGCCGCCTACCAAGACTTGAAAGCCGTTAAGGACGAGCTATCAACTATTGAAGAAAAGAAAGCCGCTTTGGAGGAAAAAATCAAACTTGGATTTGGTGACGCGGAGGCTATCAGCTATGGCGGGCAGACGCTGGCAACTTGGAAAGCTCCGAAGCCGAGCAACAAGTTCGACGCAAGGGCTTCCACGGCGGCACACCCCGACCTTGCCAAAGAGTTTACTTTCCCGACACAAGGTGCACGGCGTTTCCTGTTGAAATAGTAAAAGTCAGATATAACCGAAAACAGGTAGATGATAATATTAAACAAAATAAGCTCCGAACACGGGCGGAGAAGCCGAAAGGTCTCCGACGCTGCTGTTATGCGTGGTTAGCCCTACGGTTCGGAGCATTTTATACAGAACCCAAAGCAGCAAAGATGATAATATTAAGACAAAATCAGAGCGAGCCTATAGATAAGGCGATACGGTTCTTTCAAGAGCCGAAGCCCAAACCGAGCCTGATTGTACTGCCAACGGCTTGGGGTAAGTCTATACTTACAGCTTTTGTCGCCAAAAACACCAACGACAGACTTATCGTGTTACAGCCATCGAAAGAACTGCTCGAACAAAACTATACCAAGTATCTTAAACTCTGCAACGGCTTCGCGAATGCGGGCATTTACAGCGCGTCTTTCGGGCGTAAGGAGATAGCGCAGGTGACTTATGCCACTATCGGCTCGATAAAGGCACTTGGGGCGAAATTCAAGCGATTAGGCTTCACAAAGATGCTGATAGATGAAGCGCATCTGTACCCTCGTGAAGCGAACAGCATGCTTGGCACGTTTCTCAAAGATAGCGGAATAACGCATGTACTGGGCATTACGGCCACACCTGTTAAGCTGCAAACGAACAGAGACCTGGATGGAAATACATTCTCCAAACTCGTCATGCTAACAAGCCGCTCAAAAAAAGGCAACTTCTACAAAGATATTATCCATGTCGGACAGGTACAAGAAATGGTGCAACTTGGATATTGGTCGCCTTTGAAATATGAGGCAGCGGGCTTCGATGACAGCCTGTTAGTATTCAATACCAGCAAATCGGAATACACAGAAGAGAGCGTACAGATGGCATACGACGCAAACGGTGGAACGCAGTCTGTTATCGATGTTCTCGACGCACACCCCGAACGGCAGCACATGTTGGCTTTCGTCCCATCCGTACAGGATGCAAAAGACCTGTCAGCACGCTATCCCAACTCGGCTGTTATCTATGGCGAAATGGATAAGCGGGAGCGAACGGAGACGATAGAACGTTTCAGAGCGGGGAAAATTCGCGTGATATTTAACGTGAGAGTACTTTCGACGGGCTTTGATTATACAGGTATAGACTGCATCGTTTTAGGCGTTTCTACGGCATCTATCGCTCTGTACTATCAAATTATCGGACGCGGTACACGTATTGATCAGGACAAGGAGGATTGCCTTATATGCGATTTGGGAGGTAATGTAAGCCGCTTTGGGCGCGTTGAGGACATCGTGTTTGAAAAGGGTAATCTATGGCGTATGTTCGGCTCGGGCGGTCGTTTGCTTTCAGGCATACCAATTCACGACATTGGAAAATACACCCGTGAGGACACACAGGCGGTCGATGAAAAGGCAAATGCTCCGATAGTTGTAATGCCTTTTGGGAAATACAAGGGGGAGCGGATAAATGACATCCCTATTGATTACAGGCAGTGGATGATACGGGCTTTCGATTGGAACGCCCGCAATGAAAAACTGCGTAAATCAATAGTAGCAACAATGTAAAAACAGGTGATATTATGGCAAGACCAACAAAAGAAACCGTTGATTATTATCCTCATTTCGTCAAAGGCGGGCGCACGATATTCATACTTGAAAGCAAGTATGGGAATGATGGATATGCCTTTTGGTTTAAGTTGCTTGAAATCCTCGGCGATGTAGAGGGGCATTATTATGACTGCTCTGTACCTAACAATTGGGCATATCTATTAGCTAAAACTCGATGCAGTGAAGATACGGCAAAGGATGTAATAAACACACTCCTTACGCTTGGTAAAATAGACAGCAAATTATGGGAAAGTAAACAGGTCATTTGGTGTCAACACTTCGTGGATAATCTTTCAAGTGTTTACAAAAGGAGAAACATAGAAGTACCAACTAAACCGAGTTTCCGTAGTGAGAAACCACAAGAGGCGAGTGTTTCTGTTAATGAAAACCCTAACGAGCGCAGGTTAATCGATACAGAAATCACCAAAGAAAAGGAGAGTATAGTAAAGGAGAGTAAAGAAGAGAAGAAATATCCTTATCAGGATATTGTCGCCCTATGGAATGACATCACGGGATAAAAGAAAAAAAAAAAAAACAAAAAAAAAAAAAAAAAGAAAAAAAAAAAAAAACGCCCCCTCGACGAGTGGAGCAAAGATAGTAGCGAGTGGATGGTAAAAGCGCAGGAACTGTTTGAGCGTGTTATTGCTTCTGATTTCTTGCGGGGCAACAATAATACGGGATGGGCTGCGACTTTCGATTGGCTGTTTGAGAACTCGAAGAACTGGGTAAAGGTTATCGAGGGCAACTACGATAACAACAGAGGCGCAAAAGGGTCGCAACATCAACAGCGCACACTGTTGGGTGTAACGCTCGGTATCGGTGAGTATATTGAACCACAGACAGGACGCCGTACATACGGCACAGGTAAGGCAACTATCCCCCCGACAGCCCCTGCCCGACCATCGGAGCGGCACAGCTGGGATGCGGCAACTAACAGTTGGATATTATTATGAAACTGAATTGGGATAAATACGGCATAAAAGCTCCTTACGGAACACATTCGGGCAATAAGAAAGTGTTTTGCCCGCAATGCCATAACGACCGCAGGGATAAGCGCGATAAAAGCCTATCGATAAATCTTGCAACGGGTGAGTTTCACTGCCACTACTGCGGGTTTAGTGGATGTGCAGCGGAAAAGGAAGCTTGGGAGCGAGAAGACCGCCCATGGCATAATTACGCCCCTATAAAGCGGCAGAAACCCGCATACAAGAAGCCTCAATCCCGCCCACACACACCAATGTCCTCCAAAGCCCTTGCATGGTTCAAAGGCAGGGGAATAAGTGAAGCAACGCTGCTGGCTCTGAAAGTTACGGAGGGCAGCGAATGGATGCCACAGAAGAACGGACAGGCAAATACGGTGCAGTTTAACTACTACCATAACGGGGAACTTGTAAACACGAAGTTCCGCACGGGCGATAAGTGTTTCAAACTCGTAAGCGGGGCAGAGCTACTCCCCTATAATATCGACGCTATCAAGGGGCAAAAAGAATGCATCATCACAGAGGGTGAAATGGACGCTCTCTCGTTCTACGAATGCGGACGGCATGATGTTATCAGCGTTCCGAACGGGGCAAACGCCAACCTTGATTATCTCGACAACTATATTGAGGAGTATTTCGAGGATAAGGAAACTATCTACATAGCCTCCGACACCGACACTAAGGGCGTTCTCTTGCGCGATGAGCTGTTGCGACGTTTCGGCGTGGAACGCTGCAGGGTGTTGGAATACGGCGAGGGATGCAAGGATGCCAACGAACATCTGATGAAGTTTGGGAGCGAAAGCCTGTTGCAGTGTATCGCCACAGCCCCCGAAATCAAGGTCGAGGGTGTGTTCACGGTAAGCGATTTTGAACAGTCGCTGGACGCACTGTTTGAGAACGGCTGGCAAAAGGGCGTAACCATTGGACACGATAACTTCGACCGCCTGTGCAGTTTTGAAACAAAACGCCTGTGTATCGTAACGGGTATTCCCGGAAGTGGCAAGAGCGAATTTATAGACGAGATAGCCGAGCGGCTGAATATGCGTTACGGCTGGCGGTTTGCATATTTCAGCCCCGAAAACGCCCCGCTCGCCTATCACGCCTCGAAGTTAATAGAAAAGTTCACGGGGAAGCGTTTCAACCGCCAATCGCTGACTTTCGGCGAATATAAGCAGGTGAAGCAGCATATCGAGCAGGACTTTTATTTCATCGCACCAACGGATAACTACCGAGTAGACAATATTCTTGAAAAAGCCAAATACCTCGTGCGTCGGCGTGGCATTAAAGCCCTCGTTATCGACCCGTACAACAGGCTTGAAAGCGAACAGGGCACACGCAATGAAACGCAGTACATCAGCGAGCTGCTCGATAAGTTGACAAACTTCGCACAACGCAACGACCTGCTGATTATCCTGATGGCACACCCCACCAAGCAGCCCCGCAACAAAGACGGGGTTATAGAAGCCCCGACGCTGTACGACATCAGCGGCTCGGCAAACTTCTTCAACAAAACGGATTTCGGTATCGTGGTACACCGAAACCGAACAGAAAATACTGTTGAGGTACATGTTCAAAAGGTTAAGTTCCGACACCTCGGAGAGTGCGGCACAGCACTTTTCAAATACAACCTCAACAATGGGCGATATACACCGTACACGAACGGCATAGAGCCCGTATGGGACAACGAAAACCATATACAAGCAGAAATCAGACGGAGGCAACAAGAAGCCGATGAAGCGGCTGTTTTTGACTTTAACAGCCAAACCGAAGATGAATGTCCATTTTAAATAAAATATTTGTGTAAAAAATAAAACAAACAAGAGTATGAAAAATAATAAAATTAAATCTTACAAAGGATTTGACAAGGATTTGAAATGTAGAAATTTCCAATATGAGGTCGGAAAAGAATACGAAACACAAGGCGAGATAAAAGCGTGTAAGAATGGCTTTCATGCGTGTGAAAACCCTATGGATGTATTTGAGTATTATGCGCCATCTGACAGCAGATATTGCGAAGTAAGGCAGAGTGGAGTCGTTAATGAGGGCGGTGATAAAACGGTAAGTAGTAAAATACGAGTACAGTGTGAAATTGGTTTAAGTGGTATTGTTCAAGCTGGAGTAAAATTTATTCTTGATAAAATCAACTGGGCTAATGACAATTCAGCCAACACGGGTGACTACTCTGCTGCGACCAACACGGGTGACTACTCTGCTGCGACCAACACGGGTGACTACTCTGCTGCGACCAACACGGGTGACCGCTCTGCTGCGACCAACACGGGTTACGGCTCTGCTGCGACCAACACGGGTTACGGCTCTGCTGCGACCAACACGGGTGATT